CGCTATGCCAAGAAGATGGTTCGTCCTGATATGTACGGCTTAGTTGTGGTTAGAGGTCTCTTAGGTGAGGCCGGCGCTACTAGCTAAATTTAGCTAANTAGCAAATAAATGTGAAGCNCCCTTCTTCGGAAGGGGGCTTTCATTTTTTAGAGACTATTTATTNTCGAATCGCAAGATTCATTCCAAGTTATTGCGTGAGTAGATATATTCACGGCCGCAATTCTGCGGTGACACGATTATAAATGGAGGGTTTTTAACATGGGAAGNAAAAGAGTAGGCCTCGCGAGAATGGAGGCATTGATCGAAAATTTGAAGAGAGATATTAATTGGGGAGCCGGAACAACCTTTAAGGGACAGAAGAGATTAGTTGAAGCTGTTACTAACGCAGCCGCAGCCGCAAGAACGCTTACCGCTGCTGAATCTGGCACGCTTTTCACAGTGAACATGTCAACAGTGGATAACAATCTCACATATTCACTTCCGGCGACTGCGACAAGTGCCGGCGTGTATTATGATTTTTGTTTTACCGTCGCCTCTGATGACGATGCTGACTTTATCCTTCAGACAGCAGAAGATGCTGCTGATATCTATGGTGGCATTATTACATTAGCTGCCAATAGCACAGTTGACGCATTTAACGGCATATCCTCAATCACTGTTGATGGCTCCGTTGCCCAATCAGCCGAAGGGCTCCATCTGCACGTTCTGTGTGATGGTGTTAACTGGCACTTAAGCGGACATATCGCAACAGCCGTCGGAACAGTACACCTTGTTGGTGCTGCTGGAACAACTGCTGACGACTAGACCACACTTAGTCACTGCAAAACAAACCCCCTTCCAATCGGTTGGGGGTTTTTTTTAAAAAATGTCGATCTGGCGAAAAATATCGCCGTCAATTTTTTGAGATTTTCGTTTTTGGAAAATCAAAACTATTTATTATAACCATTGGAGATATAATGGGTAAAAAACGTCGTATTATTAGAAGTACTAAATTTAAAAATAAGCATTCAAGCCATCCACGTTTGGTAAATTATGATAACAACTCACTTGATGAGGCCCAAGAGCCCGAAATAGAAGAGGTGCCTATCGTTCTTGAAGAAAATAATGATAAACTTGAGTTGGTTAAAGAAGAAAAAGAAGAAGAAGTTATAGTTGTTAAGCCCAAAGCCGCAATAAAGAAAAAAACAAAGAAAAAAACTACCTCTCGTCGCAAGGCCAAAGCCACTGTTGCTAAAAATAAAAATAAATTAAGCTAAGAGGCCTATTTCTTATTTTTTGCTTTGCTGTAACTATTTACTGTGAAAAAAGGAGATCTAAGGGATGCCAACCAACTTAAGCCCGACATCTGCAACAAGTTCAATTATTCTGCCTTCTACNGGCACTTATGGAGATGTAGCTTCTGCTGTTCCTTTTGGTGTCTATACCGGCTCTGCAAACTTTTTAAGTGGTGCAGCACTGCAAGTTGCTTATACTTATAAAAAACTTGGTGGGGATATTGTCGATATTGAAATTACAGCCGGAAATGTTTATGCCGCTTACGAAGAAGCAGTATTAGAATATTCTTATATTATTAATCTGCATCAAGGCAAGAATGTTTTATCTGATGCTCTTGGCAAAGTTACCGGTACTTTTAATTATAATGGCGAGCGCATAGATGGCCCTTCCGGCGCCAGTCTAAAATTTCCAAGGATCCAAATATCATATACTAATAGAATTGGCGATTCAATGGCTACGATGGCCGGCTTCGGCGGAACAGTGACAATTTATTCAGGATCTTTTGNAACAGTCAAAAATCAAGAAGTATANGATTTACAAACNATCATTTCTTCTTCTTCAGTATCTGGTGAAGATGACAGAGGNGCCCNCATCGGATATTCCGGCAAGGTTGGCGCCAGTCGCGTTATAATCGACAAAGTTTTTTATCGCAGCCCTGTGGCGATGTGGCGATTTTATGGATATTATGGCGGCATTGGCGTCGTCGGCAATTATTCAACTTATGGTCAATATGCTGATGATTCTACATTTGAAATTGTGCCAACTTGGCAAAATAAATTGCAAGCTATAATGTATGAAGATTCCCTCTATACAAGAGTTTCACATTATTCATATGAAATCGCGAACAATAAATTAAGATTATATCCCACACCCAGAGGAGGAGGAAATTATTCTGGATATTTGGACAGAATTTGGTTTAGATTTAGAATTGTAGATGATGCGTGGGGAGAAGACGATGATATTCAAACCGGCATTGATGGTGTAAACAACATTAATACTCTTCCATTTGACAATTTGCCTTATAATAATATTAATTCAATGGGTAAACAGTGGATTCGTAAATACGCCTTGGCATTAAGCAAAGAAATGCTATCCCAAATACGTGGCAAATTTACAACAATTCCAATTCCGGGGGAATCCATAACACTTAATCATGCCGAATTAGCATCACAAGCCAAAGAAGAACAGCGGGAACTTAAAGATAAATTGTCGGAGACCCTTAAAGAAATTGAATATAACGAACTTGCGAAGAAGGATCAAGAAAAGGTTACTGCCGCTGAAGAAACTCTTCGGAGATCTCCATTACCAATATTTGTAGGATAAAAATAAATAAATGCCCAAATGGTCAAAACCCGCAGCGCCCCCACCNCCTTTATTTCTCGGTCAAAAAGAGAGAAATCTTGTTAAACAAGTTAATGACGAATTAATAGAAAATATTATTGGTCAACAAATACTTTATTATCCTATTGATATGGAGGCGACCAACTTTCATGAGCTTTATGGCGAAGCTATAAATAAAACTTTTCTGCCTCCTGTTAGGGTTTATGCCTTGGTCTCGTTCGACCAAGAAGCAACTGAATATTTAGATGGTGTTGGCGCAGATCACGGTTTCCGCTATTACCGTTAACTTTCATCGCCGTCGGCTGACCGAAGACCAAAATTTATTTGTTCGTGAAGGAGATTTTGTTTTGTATGGTGGTACATACTATGAGCTAGTTGCCGTATCGGAGGAAAGAAAATTGTTTGGTCAAGTAGATCATACATTCGAAATCGCCGCGACATGCAAACGCGCAAGAAAGGGACTGTTTGATGCTACCTGATAATTTTGATTTTGCTCTATTGCCAACTGGATCCAGTAATTTTACTTTAAAAGAAGTGGGCATGCTGGCCTCAAATATTGAGAATATAGATTATGCTCTATTTTCATTTATGCGAGAAGATTTAGATTTATTTACTACTACCAACGAAGGCTACAAAAGAATTCCTGTCCTGTGGCAAGTTCCTGAACGTGCATTCCAAGTAAAACATAAAAAAGAGCTAAGAGACGACAATAAGGCCATTATATTACCAGTGGTTAGTTTGGAGAGAACAAACATAACCAAAGATCCAAATAGAAAGGGAGGCTTTCAGGCTCATTTGTTTTCAAAGGCTAAAAATGGCAGAACAGGAAGAATAGTAATAGCCAAAAGAATAGTTCAAGATAAAACCAGAAATTTTGCTGTTGCTTCTGGCACGCGCACAGCCAATTCAGGAGTCGAACAAAGGTATTTTCCGAGAATCAATAAAAAAGTGGTTATCCAGTTTTTATCAATACCAATTCCCATTTATATTAATGTAGAATATAAAATTACTATTAGAACAGAATATCAGCAACAGATGAACGAACTTATGCAGCCATTTATAACAAGAACTGGTCAAATTAATTCTTTCGTAATGCGCAGAAATGGCCATTTATATGAAGCATTTATGGAACAAAACTTTACACATGCTAATAATGTAGCCACGCTAAATGAAGATGCGAGACTTTTTACTAGTGAAATAAATATTAGAGTTTTGGGTTATTTAATGGGCGCTGGCGAGAGTGATGATAGACCCATTGTTCGTATAGATGAAAATGTTGTAGAACTATCATTTCCTAGAGAAACGACAGTTCCAGCGGGTAATGATGGTTTTTTCATGCCTTAAACCACTTCCTGAAGTCTTTTCGGGTCTAAAACCACTATTTAGATAGTGATATATGGTAATATTTTGAGCTATTACTTAAAAAATGAGGGACTATTAGATGTCAGTTAAGCAATTTAAGTTTGTATCACCGGGAGTTTTTATTGAAGAAATCGA